GGCCGACAGGACCACGCTCATGAGCAATCCCAAGTTCGCTGAGATACTAGCCTCATATGGGGTGCGGCCCCCTACCAAAAAGAGTCCGACTACAGGTAAGAAAACATTCGCTTTTTCTAAAAATGATGAGGCGTTCAAGCGTCTGGCTGAGTATCCCGACGTGCGAGTGCAGGCGTTAGTAGCTGCACGGCTGGGCGTTAAGTCCACCTTGGAGGAGACCCGCACCGAGAGGTTTATCAGCATAGCAGACCGGGGCTTGTTACCCATTCCACTACGCTACTATGGGGCGCACACTGGACGCTGGTCTGGTGAGGACAAGATCAACATGCAGAACCTGCCTCGCATGTCACCGTTGAAGCAGGCTGTGCTGGCCCCGAAGGGTTATATGTTCATCGACTGTGACAGCAGTCAGATCGAAGCGCGGGTGCTTGCGTGGCTAGCTGGGCAGAATGACCTAGTAGATGCGTTCGACAGGGGTGAGGACGTGTATAAGATCATGGCGTCCGCCATCTATAACGTGCCCGTAACACAGGTTACGGCTAATCAGCGGTTCGTGGGCAAGACCACCATCCTTGGCTGTGGCTATGGCATGGGCGCGGCGCGGTTTAGGTATCAGCTTGAGGCGTTCGGTATCAAATTATCTCTCGAAGAGTGCACGTCCATTATCGACATCTACAGGGCGACCTACCCGCGAATAGCAGCGCTGTGGGATCGCGCTAACAAAGTGCTCATGGCCTTGATGCGGCAGACCACCACCCACTTCGGGGAGCATGAGGCGTTGACGGTGGACCTGTTCGGTATCCGACTGCCTAACGGCATGTACATCAGGTACGATAACCTGCGCAGCACCGACACAGGCAGTGAGCTTATATACGACGTTAAGAAGGGTCGGGCGGTAATACCTACGCGCATATATGGCGGCAAGGTGGTCGAGAATGTCTGCCAAGCCCTCGCCCGTATCGTGATCGGTGAGCAGATGCTCAAGATCGCCAAGAAATACCGCGTGGTTATGACGGTGCACGATGCTGTGGGCGCTATCGCACCCATAGAGAAGGCTAATGAGGCACGGGCATATGTCGAGAAGTGCATGCGGACACGCCCAAGCTGGGCATCCACACTACCATTGAACTGTGAGAGCAAGATAGGAGCAAGCTATGGCGGATGATATTCACCCAGTGGTCGAGTTGCTGATCGCCCGAATGGAGAGCCACCCCGAGGAGTTTAAGGACGACTACCTGATGTCGGAGGTGCGCCCTACGGTTGGTTCTGGTCGTTGGCTTCACGCTACCCAAGCTATTCAAGACCATGGTTCTAAGCGGGACGTAGAAGCGCTCAACGCCGCACTTTCAAAAATATACATGCAGCACATCCACGACTGGGTAATGGACGAGTTGTTCAACGGCGAGGGTCGTCGGCGCGAAGAGGAAGAGAGAAAGAAGCAGTTGTGGCTGCAACAACAGCAAATACGCCAGCAAGCGTATCAGGCGTCGCCACACCTGCAGTCAGGTACAGCTTTGCTAGGTGCAGCCTCTCCGCCGGGCGAAGACTCACTGATGCAACAGATTAGAAAGAGGTTAATCAAATGAGCGAATATCAATTTACCAAAGACTGGTTCGGCTGGGCACCGCCCGTGTGGGAGCAACTTATCCCGATGTTGCCGGGCGAAGCCGGTAAGCGTAACTTCCTAGAAATCGGTTCCTTCGAAGGTCGCAGCACTGTCTGGACCATGGAGAACATGATGCAGAAGGGCGACTACATCTACTGTATCGACACATGGGAAGGCGGCGAGGAGCACGGTGCAGAGGATATGCAGGCTGTGTTCGAGCGGTTCAAAGCCAACACCGCTATCGCCAAGGATAAGACAAAGGTGGTTCGGGGGTACGCCATGGACACTTCCACTACTGAGCTAGCCAGTAAAATCCAAGACGGCATCCAGTATGACTTCATCTACATCGACGGATCGCACATCGCCAAGGACGTGCTGACCGATGCGTGTATGGCTTGGCAGGTGCTCAAGCCCAAGGGGATCATAGTGTTTGATGACTATGTGTGGGGCGACCCGCGTGACATCCTGCACCGTCCGAAGGCAGCCATTGACGCCTTCACCAATATCTTTGCCGAGGAGGCCGAGATCATCCATGTTGGCTATCAACTGGTGGTACGCAAGAAGGGAGAGTGAGTATGGACTGGGTTACTATTGTATGTGTCGCGATTGCGCTGCTCTTTAGTTTTATACTCGGACGGATAAGCGGCAGTGCCATAGTCGGGCAAATCAAGTCAGAGAATGAGCGTCTGAATAACGAGCTAAAGAGGTTGACCGACCGCGATAGCCGTGGCCGCTTCAAAGGAGGTAAGTAATGGGTAAACCAAAAGGTAAATCGAGAGCACCGACCGCTCCAGTCAAGGAGGTACCTAAGCGCGCACCGTTCCGCAAGACCTGCACCACCTGCGGTTCAAGCTGGTTGGGTGAGCTAATCTACGACTGCGGACATGGCACTGTGATTGAGCAGGACCTGTAACCATGACCGATGAAATCAAAGTGAAAGCTGCGGGGCAGAAGCCCCGTAGCATAATGATCGCTACCCCTATGTATGGCGGTATGTGCACGGGGTCCTATGTCTTTGGCCTGCTTATGACGATGCAGAAAGCCCGAGAACATGGTGTGAATGTGTCATGGTGCCAGCTAACCAACGAGAGCCTTATCACACGGGGGCGCAACGAGCTGACGCGCATCTTCCTTGAGAGCAACCATGACTACCTTATGTTTATCGACGCAGACATAGGCTTCAGAGGCGACGATATATTCCACCTGCTAGAGGCGGACAAGGATATCACCTGCGGCATCTACCCCAAGAAGGAAGTCAACTGGGATAGCATCAAGCGCGCTGCAAGCGCAGGCAGGCAGGACTTGGAGGACTATGGTGGGGCGTTCGTGTTCAACGTGGTCGATACAGAGGACTTGGTTACTGACGAGCATGGGCTAGTCGAGGTGCGCCATGGCGGCACCGGCTTCATGCTGATTAAGAGGAATGTTTTCGAGGCACTTGCACCCCATGTGCCGACCTATCGAGTATCGTCGTTCCAGAACCCTGAGACCGGCGAGTATGAGAAACCACTGACTTATGAGTTCTTCGCTACCAGCATAGACGAGACTGGTGCGCTGCTATCGGAGGACTACCACTTTTGCGAACTGTTTCGCAAACACGGGGGGAAGATATACGCCCACCCCTTCGTGAAATTGGACCATGTTGGGACCTACGTCTACAACGGGGACATCCTAAAATCGGGCGGCAATCTCAAGTAAGGAGCAAATGAAATGGCTAGAAACAATACCAAAACAGTGAAGGTTATGAAACTGCTGAAGCAGGGGCATTCCGTTCAGGATATCAGTAAACTCGCTAAAGTGAGCGAAAGCTATATCTACCACCTAAGGAAGCATGGGCCGAGCAAGCCAAAAGCGACCGAGGACATGAAAGCCGCACTGCAGTTGATATCGCAAGGTGAGGACATGAAGGAGCTGGCGTATAAAATTACGAAGGGTACGGGCAGGACACCTCCTGATACTAACGTAGGTGCAATCCTCAACGAGCGTGGTATCCGCTACGGCACTTTTGCTGGGCAGGCTCGCATCGCGCAGGATTTGAAAGGCGTTATGGGGGAGTTCCTCCTCGACCAAGGTAAGAGGCTCGACGATGACCAGATTGAAGCGCTCGAAATGATCTTCTCTAAGCTGGGCCGTATCCTAAACGGCGATCCTAATTACGCTGACAGCTGGATTGACATCGCAGGATACGCTACGCTGGTGGCTGATCGCCTAGAAGGAAAAGTCCAATAACATGCCATCATGGTCCTACAGCAGCATTAAAACCTTCGACCAGTGTCCGAAGAAGTACTTCCACCTAAAGGTGGTGCAGGACGTAAAGGACGAGGGCAATGAGGCGTCTCGCTACGGCAACGACGCCCATGCTGCTGCAGAGGCTTACATAAAAGACGGTACCCCAATACCAGACACCTACGCTGTTATGCGGCCAGTCGTGGAGGCGCTCAGCAAGTTTCCGGGGGACAAGCATACGGAACTGAGGCTGGGTATCAAAAGGACGGACAACGGCTTCGAGCCGTGCGGCTTCTTTGACAAGGACGTTTGGTATCGGGGTATCGTCGATCTGCTTATCGTGAAGGGCAAGACTGCGTATTTGATCGACTATAAGACGGGCAAGAACGCTAAATATGCCGACATGAAGCAGCTGGACCTCATGGCCGGGGCGGTATTCATACACTTCCCTAACGTCGTACGTATTAAGTCGGGGCTGGCCTTTGTGGTGTCCAACGAGTTCCCCAAGAAGGACCATGTGCGTGAGAACCTCAACCAATATCTGGCAGTGTTCGACGACCAGCTAGACCAGTTGGAAGCGGCCATGGATAATGGTATATGGAACGCCAAGACTAGCCCGTTATGTGGGTGGTGCCCCGTCACCACCTGTGAGCACTGGCGACCAAGGAGGAAGTGATGGCCCGAGACTACCGCGCTGAGTATGACAAGTACCATGCTCGCCCTGAGCAGAAGAAGAACCGCGCAGCGCGCAACGCAGCCCGTGCCAAGATGGCGAAGGCTGGCAAGGTCAAGAAGGGCGACGGAAAAGATGTCGCCCACCGCAAGGCATTTGATAAAGGCGGTAGCAACGGGGACGGGCTTCGTGTAGAAAGTCGTTCCTCAAATCGCTCATTCCTCCGGGATAAGAAGGGTAACCTCGTGTCGGAGCGCAGCAAGAGAGAGCGTAAGAAGTAACCACATAGGAGCAACCGTGCGTATAATCGACAACAAGGCACTGCTGTTTAAACCGACAGCAGCAGATCAGATATTGGCCGAGATAGGTAAGAGCGCCCTGCTCGACGACGGCTCCGTAGCCGTGAAGTGGGGGCTATCTCAGAGTACCAAGCTAGCCCAGCTAGGGTTCGACGCTCCGTCACCCATGCTGCGGGACTATAGCTGGACGGGCAAATATGCGCCGTTCGAGCACCAGAAGACCACAGCGTCATTCCTATCGCTGCGTAAGCGAGCATTCTGCTTCAACGAGCAGGGTACGGGCAAGACGGCGAGTGTCATCTGGACAGCCGACTACCTCATGAAGCAGGGGCTGGTTAAGCGCGTACTGGTCCTGTGCCCACTTTCTATCATGAAG